AATTCCACCAAAAGGATGTGTAGTGGATTGTGCATTTTGTCCTCAAAGATTATTAATGCAAAAATATGATAGTGTAAAAACACTTACATATGAAAATTTTGTAAAAGTAATAGATAAACTTCCTAAACAAATTAGAATTACATTTAGTGGATTCACAGAACCATTTCTAAATAAAAAAACATCGGATATGATTTTGTATGCACATAGTAAAGGACATAAAATATCAGTATTTACAACTGGAGTTGGTTTAACTATTGAGGATATAAAAAAAATTAAACATATTGATTTTGATAATGGCCCAAATAGTGGATTTTGCTTACACTTACCTGATGAAGAACGAATTGCAAAACATCCAATAACACCAAAATACATAGAAACGATTGAATACATTAAATCAATAGAAAACGAAATCAAAGGATTTTATGTAATGAGTATGGGAAATGAAATTCATAATAGTGTAAGACACATATATCCAACTGCACATGTTCCTACATTTTGGAGTAGAGCTGGAAATCTTTTAGGAGAAGCAATTATTAAACCTGAATTGGAAAAAATAAAAGATAGGTTTAATCATATGGAACATGGTGATAAAAATATGACATGCAATTGTATTGAAACACTTTATCATAATGTTTTATTACCGGATGGTAGAGTAAGTTTGTGTTGTATGGATTATGGTTTGGAACAAATATTGGGAAATCTATTTGAACAAGAATATGATGATATAATACCGGTACCATTTTCATGCTTTAATTTGTGTTCACATTGTGAAAATGGAATTGAACCAAAAAAATTAAATTAATGTTAAATAAGTTATTAAAAGAATATATAAATAATCCAAAAGATAGTAATATTTGTTTCCGATTAGGATTGGAATATGAAAACATAGGACAAACGGCATCTGCGGCTGGATTTTATGTAAGGTCAATAGAATTTGGGTTTGATGTAAAATTGCAATACGAATCATTGTGTAGAATTGCATTGTGTTTTGAAAAGCAAGGTAATAGGTGGTTCATGATTAAAGGACTTTTATTAAGAGCAATCAGTTTATTACCCAACAGACCTGAAGCACATTTTCTATTGTGTAGAGCATATGAAAGAAATAGAGATTGGCAGGAGGGATATACACATTCGATGATTGGAAAAAGTTTATCAACTGATTTACCAGATTCTATAACTTATTTAGAATATGATGGAATAGAAACATTTGATTTTCAACGAGGGGTAACTGCTTGGTGGATAGGATTATTTCAAGAAAGTTTACAAATAATGAGAGAAATTAAAATTTCTAAAAATATATCTGAAAAATTTAAGAATGCAGCAATTGATAATTTAAATAGATTGGGTAATAATTGGAGTGAACCGATTAAATATACTTTAGAAAATTATAAAAATTTAAGATTTAAATTTGAAGGAGCAGAAACGATGGTTGGAAACTATTCACAATCATTTCAGGATTTGTTTGTGTTAATGGTTTTGAATGGTAAAAAATTAGGAAAATGGTTAGAGATAGGATGTGCAGACCCAATATATGGAAATAATACAAAATTATTAGAAGAATTTGGATGGAATGGTGTTAGTGTAGATATTGATAATAGACAAAAAGAAAATTGGTTAATTAGAAATACAATTCCAATAATAAATGATGCTACTAAAATCAATTGGGAAGAATTGGATTTATTAAAAAATAATGATATAATAGATTATTTACAAATAGATATAGACCCTGCAAACACATCTTATAATGTTTTACTATCTATTCCTTTTTGGAAAAATAAGTTTAGAGTTATAACATTTGAACATGATTTTTATACAAGAGAATTTGACGATGTGAGAGATAAAAGTAGAAAATATCTTAAATCTTTTGGATATGAATTGGTTGTATCAAATATTTCACCAAATAACAATAATCCATATGAAGATTGGTGGGTACATCCTGAATTGGTTGATACAAAAATAATAGATAATCTAAAATCTATTAAAGAAATAAACTATTGTGAAAATTGGATTTATAATAGATAGTTATATTTATATAAAATAACAGTATAATGCCATTACAATCATCAGCACAAATATCATTTGCAGATATAAATACAGAATTAGGTAGAGCATCGGATGCTCAAATTGGACTTAATGAAGCAGAATCTGGCACTTATGCACCACTAAATCCAAATAGTCCAAATCGTCCAAATGGTTCAACTCCAAATTCAATAAATGAATGGTGGGGATATGACCATTATATTCCACCATTAACTGTGTTTACAGGATGTGGTAGGTCAAATACAATCACTGGTGTATGTGATGATTCAACTAATGCAAATAGAATATTTTATTCAAATTGTGGCCCATTTGATTTTGGTGTAAATTGTTTTGTGTATATTGATACAAGTGCAACTCCATTACAAGGTTATGATTATGTTTATATCAATTCACTTGCATGGCAAATAAACAATAGTACAGGCCGTATTATAGCATTAATAGAAGACCAACCATGTTAAAAATAAATTTATTTACAAATCAACTTATTTAGTTCACTTTCTATATTTATAATCGTATAAGGAATTTCTTATACTTTAACTAAAAAAAAGAGTAAACTAAAATGGGACTTAAATTTAGACGCGGTAGTACCGCACAACAATCCGGTTCATTAGCATTCGGAGAACCATATGTGAACACCACATTGGGAACATTGGTAGTCGGTGGAGCAACAGGCGACATCGTATTATCATCAGCAGGTACAGGAAGTACCGGAAATTTCGGAGCAATTTCAGGTTCTGGATTAGACATTACCGGAAATGCAAACGTTGCAGGTAATTTAACATTAGGTGGTAAATTAACAATAGGAGATAACACATCTGACACAGTTAATGTAGTTGCATCTTTAAGTTCATCACTTATTCCTTCATTAGATAGTGTATTTGATTTAGGTTCTCCTAGTAAACAATGGAGAGACTTATATTTATCATCTGCATCATTATACATTGATGGAACTCAAGTACTTTCATCAAACGCAACAGAATTAATATTTACAACCGATACTGGTCAATCAATTAAATTTAATGAATTAGGTACTGATAATATTATATTACAAACTGTAGACGGAGATATTGAATTAAAATCTTCTGGTGGTGGTGATATATTATTAGACCCAACCGCTGGTTTAATTTCCGTTAAAGGAAATGTTAGCATGCAAGATGGTACATCTAAATTTTTAAGTTCAGGTGGAACTAATATAGTATTTGGAAATGATTTAGTAATAACTGGTTCTATTACTACTACTGGAGCTATAAACGGATTAACTTTATCAACAGGAATCGTTTCAAGTTCTGCACAAACAATTGCAAATTTACCAACGGGTGTAGTTTCGGGTTCAGCACAAACAATCGCAAACTTACCAACGGGTACAGTAAGTGGTTCATCTCAAATTACATACACAAGTATCTCATCTATCCCATCGGGTATAGTAAGTGGTTCATCTCAAATTACATACGCAAGTATCTCATCTATCCCATCGGGTATAGTAAGTGGTTCATCTCAAATTACATACGCAAGTATCTCATCTATCCCAGCAGGAATAGTAAGTGGCTCATCTCAAGTAAGTTTAGGTTCTGCTAGTGGAAACATTGCATTAGCAACACAAACAACAGGTGATTATGTTGCAAGTTTAGTAGCAGGAACAGGTGTAACTCTTTCTAACAATAGTGGTGAAAATGCAACCCCATCAATCGCAATCGGTCAAGCAGTAGCAACATCTTCAAATGTTCAATTCAATTCATTAGGAGTTGGAATGGCAGCATCAGCAACTGCAGGTAGAATTGACGCATCAAATGATGTTGTAGCATTCTCATCTTCAGATATTCGTTTCAAAGAAAACATTACTCCAATCGAAAACGCATTGGATAAGATTTCTAAAATTAGTGGTAACACTTATGATTGGAAAGCTGAAAACAAAGCTGAGCACGGATACGAAGGAAACGATGTGGGTGTAATCGCACAAGAAATTGAAGCAGTATTACCTCAATTAGTTCAAACAAGAGAAAGTGGTTTCAAAGCAGTTAAATACGATAAATTAGTAGCATTATTAATTGAAGGTATCAAAGAACAACAAACACAAATTCATTCTTTAACAATCGAAATCGAAAAGTTAAAAGAATCAAAAGGTTTATAATAAATGTATGATGTATATTACACCACCGCTGGAGGACCCTGGTTCAATAGCGGTGCTGATATATGGGTAACTAATTGGATAAAAGAAGTGGCTCCTAACTTAGAAGTTAAGCCACTTCTTATTTTCCATAGACACAAACCTATAAATTACGAAGAATTTCCAATTGATATTGACCATGTTTGGGAAACCAACGAAGATAAAATTATTGAAATCTTTGAAGGTGCAAGACGCATACATATATTACATGGACATTACACCCCAACCAAAGCAGTTCATCAAAATTTAGAAAAGATTGATTCAATAATTTTTCACAATTTAACCAAAGTGTCTTTAATGGCACAGATGGGAAAAGAAGAATATCTACATTGGTACGGAAATTGGGAATATGAAAACGAATTAATTGATAAAATTAAAAATAAAGTTTGGGTAGGATTGTATCATTTTCCATATGAAACGGAAAATTTACATCATATTCCAAATAATTATACATTCACACAAAATAAAGAACTTTCAACATCAGTAGAATTAGGATATGCAGCAAGAGTTGAAGGTAGAAAAAATGTTGAATACATGGATGGGTTAGGTGGATTCATTTCTACTAATTCAGAAACATTCAACAAATATTATAAAAAGAAATATGGATACAAATTTGAAAAAGCAAAAATTTACAAGTTTGATTACAAATATAAAGAAAGGTTCTATGGACTTGATTGGGGAATATCTCATTCTTGCTTTCAATATGAACCATTTGGATATGGAATATTTGAAGCAGTCGATTGGGGTAAATTACCAATATTACATGAAACATGGCATGTTCCACTTGACTATAAGTACAAAGCGATTGATGAGGAAACATTTAAAAAAACCTACGAAACAATTTGTCAGGATGATTACGAAACCCGTAAAGTAGAGTTTGAAAAACTTAAAAATTGGATGATTAAAAACTTTTCCAATAAAGATGAATGGAAAGATAAACTTTTAGATATTTATAACGGAGAATAACACTTTATACTATGGCAAGAACAAATTTATCGTTAGGTAATTTATATAGAGCAACAGTGGGTTCGGAAAGAACTACACAAGCTTCGTCTTTAAATGCAAGAAACGCATCAGCAGGAACTGCAGCATCAATGTTAGAATTCGCAGTTGATTCTATAACAATAAATCAACCAACTTTTACATACATAGTAGAAAGCACATCAGAAAATGCAACTTTTTCATTTGGTTCAGCCGGTTCTTTACATGGAACTAGAGTTGGAAGTGTAGCAGCAAACTATTCTGTGACCTTTGATAACGCAAACTTTTCAGTAGGTTCTCCAACATTAGGAGCATCTCCATCGTTTCCAATCACACCCGCAGCAATTAACGCATCAAATTATTCGGAAGCATCATCGATATTATCTATGAAGTATGCCGATGGATATAATACAGCAGCAACAAATTATAATACTACAACTACAAAAACATTATACGCAGTAGATGTTTATAATACAATTAACCAACCTGATTTCTGTTTATTGTTTGGTACTAAAGTAACTTTAGCAAACGGAAATGAAGTAAATATTGAAGATTTAAATGTTGGTGATGAAATCAAAGCATGGGAACCAACTGGATTACCAGATGAATCTCAACCATTAGATAGTGACCAAGTTGAATGGAGATTTTATTTGTCAAACACATTATCAGGTGATTCCAAAAACGTAGTAGTTAGAGATATAACATTTAATTTCGCAGAAGGATATTTTTCTTTAAATAATGGTTTAATAAATGCAACTGAAACTCACCCATTATATGTTTATGATAATGAGATTGGTAAATATAAGTTTAAAAATGTAGGTGAAATTTTACCTGGAGACAAACTTATTATGCAAGATGAAAGTGAAATTGAAATAACAAATATAGAAGTAGTAACTGCAGATGTTGAAATTGTAACGTTGAATGTAGAAAACGCCGATGTATTCTTATCAAATGGTTTAATTTCACATAACAAAGGTACAACAACTCAACCATATATCCCATCTTCAGGATTAAGAATGTATGTTGACCCAGGAAAAGCATCATCAACAGATGGTACAGCAACAGCAGACTGGTTAGATTTAGCAGGATATAATACAGGTGTAAGACCTGCAGGTGTAACAAACGCAGCAAGTATAAGTGGTGGTAACCCATCTTATAATAATGGAGCAAGTAAAAAAGAAAAATATTGGACTGGAAATGGTACAAATCAATTCTGGTATAAAGATACTACAACAAATATTAATGGTGGTATTTCTCAATTCAATACTAATACCGGTACAATTCATATGTGGATTAGACCAACTACAACATTGGGTGTAGCATCAAGACACATTTTTGACTACGCGGGTTTTTATGGTTTAGCAATTGAATCATCAGATAGTTCTACTTTAAATAGAGTAAAATTCTATGGTAGTGCATTAGGAAATAGTGCACAATTGACAACTTCATTATCAGTAAATGTTTGGTATATGATTTCAGCAACATTCCAACCATCAGGAACTGTAACAGTTTATGTAGATAAAACATCAGTAGGAACATTTACCGCATCAGCATTTACGGCACCTTCATCTACAAACTTTTTAACAATTGGTAGTAATAGTGCAAGAACAACATTCTGGAACGGACAAATTGGACCTGTATTATTCTACAACACATTACAATTACAAGCATCAGTAGGACAAGTATACGATTATTTCTCTCCAACATACAAATAAGATTTTGTTGTTTTGATTGAAAATTTTATATTTATATTGAGAATTAATAAATTTAAATTAAAGCATATAAAATGGCAGAAAAGATAGTATCACCAGGCGTATTTACAAAAGAAAACGACCTTTCATTTTTACAACAAGGTGTGGCTGAAATAGGTGCAGCATTCATCGGCCCTTTCAAAGAAGGCCCATTAGTACCAACAATTGTAAATTCACAAGCTGAATTTGAAACTCTTTTTGGAGTAGTAGATGACACATATTATACTCCTTTAGCAGTACAAAATTATTTAAGAGAAGCAGGAACTGCAACTATTTGTAGAGTAGCCGGAAAAACAGGTTATACCGAAGCCGCTCCTTTATTATTAATAGCAGCAACCGGTTCATATACAGGTGCATTGGGTATCTTATTTAATACATCAGGAAGTGCAATTGGTTTCACAGGAACAACGGTTTCTGATAGAGATGCTAGTGGTGATTTTTCAATAGCATTAAGTGGTAGTGGAATAGCTCCAACTGGATATAGTGCATCTTTAGAATTATCGGATGATAATGATATTGAATCAGTATTTGGCACATCTGCATATGGTACAAAAAGAGCTTACTCATACGCTTTTTTCAAAGAAAACGGATTTGTAGCTAATATAGGTTCTTATACATTATCAACTTCAAACGGAATTGATACAGGTGCATTCACAGGTTCATTAGGTACACTTACTCCTTTAAGTGCAAGTGCAGTTGTATTAGTAGACCAAAAATTTAGTGGTTCTGCACAAAATGGTGAAGCGTGTGAGGCATTAACTCCAATCATTAAATCTCAATTAATTTCAGGTGATAGATATTCTTTATTCCAAGTTGAAACAATTACCGCAGGAAACATAGCAAATACTAAAATAAAAATTGGTATTACAAATGTTAAAGCAGCAGGTACAACAAACGGAACTGATTATGGTACATTTACGGTTGTAGTAAGAGATTTCAACGATACCGATAAGAAAAAGACAGTATTAGAAACTTATTCAAATGTAAACTTAGACCCTAACTCTCCAAACTTTATTAGTAGAGTAATTGGTGATAGAAAAAGAAGTATAGCATCAGATGGTAAAATAACTGAAAGTGGTGATTGGGTGAATAATTCAAAATATATTAGAATTTCGTATTTAAACGAACAAGCTCCCGTACAAGCAGTACCTTTCGGACACGCTGCATATCAATTACCTGTGAGAGCGGTAAGCCCTGACCTAGCAACATCATACGCTAGTTTAATTCCAAGAGTAACATTCTCAACAGGCTCAGTAGTAGACTCTACAAAGTATAGTGGTATTGATTTAGACAACAATGCAGATAACAAAATTTATATGAAACCAATTCCTGTAAGTGCAGGAAACGGAGCTAACGATGTATTCTCATTAGATACTATTTGTGGATTAACATTAAATCCATTAACACAAACATCAGCAGATGTTGCAAAAAGACAATTTGTAGTAGCATTCCAAGAAGGTTTTGACGGATTTGCACCAAACACAAACGCATCAGATATTGAACCAGCAACAACTGCAGGTAAATTAGCATACGGAAAACACATCGCAGCTTTATCTAACGCTGACGAATATGATATCAATATGGTAGTAGCACCTCACGTTAATAGAGCAGACCACTCATCTGTATTTACTTCAATTTTAGATATGGTTGAACAAAGAAACGACGCATTCTTTATTGGAGATGCAGGTAATGCAGATACAAAGATACCAGCAACTATAACACAAGCACAAGCAGTAGATTCAAATATGGCGGCTGTTTATTATCCTTGGATTAAAACAATCGATGTAAACACAAACAAACTTATCACAGTTCCACCATCAGTATTGTTACCTGGCGTATTCGCAGCAAACGATAGAGTAGCAGCAGAATGGTTCGCACCAGCAGGATTGAATAGAGGTGGATTGATTGGAGCAGTTAGTGTATTAGATAGATTAACACAATCTGAAAAAGATGATTTATACGAAAACAAAGTAAACCCAATCGTACAATTCCCAGGACAAGGTATTGTAGTATTCGGTCAAAAGACATTACAAGATAAACCATCTGCATTAGACAGAATTAATGTAAGAAGATTATTATTAACTGTAAGAAAATACATCGCATCTACTTCAAGATACTTAGTATTTGAACAAAACACCGCAGAGACAAGAAATAGATTCTTAAATATTGCTAACCCTTATTTAGAATCAATCCAACAAAGACAAGGTTTGTACGCATTCCGTGTTGTAATGGATGATTCAAATAATACTCCAGATGTAATTGATAGAAACATCCTTAAAGGTGCTATCTACTTACAACCAACTAAGACCGCTGAATTCATTCAAATTGATTTCAACATCTTACCAACTGGTGCAGCATTTAACGGATAATTTAAGAAATAGATATTTATATAAAAGAATAAAAAAATAAAGTAAAATGCCAGAAATATTAGAGTTTGATAAAATTTTCTATAAGAACTTTGAACCGAAGTTAAGTAATAGGTTCATTATGGAAATTAACGGTATAGAATCGTATATCATTAAAACTGCAAGTAGACCTACATTCACATCGGAAGTTGTTGAATTAGACCACATTAACGTAAAAAGAAAGATTAAAGGAAAATCTACATGGGATGATGTAAACATTACACTTTATGACCCAATCGTACCATCAGGTGCACAACAAGTTATGGAGTGGATTAGACAATCACATGAGTCGTTAACAGGTAGAGATGGATACGCTGCATTCTACAAAAAAGACATTACATTCTATATCTTAGGCCCGGTAGGTGATAAGGTAGAACAATGGACTTTAAAAGGTGCATTTATTACTCAAGCTAATTTCGGTGATTTAGATTGGAGTTCAAACGACCCAGTTGCAATTGAATTAACTTTAACTTACGATTACGCTATCTTAGAATTCTAATTTAGACTAAAAATAATAAACGAAAGGGATACCCACAAAGTATCCCTTTTATTTTTTTAAAAAGTGTATATATATTATTAAACACAAAGTTATATTTTATTATGGAACAAAACATAGAACAACAAGTTACAAGAGGGTTATCAACACCCGCTCAACAAACACAGAAAAAATCATACCCATTTCCAACGGAGGTTATTAGTTTAGCAAGTAAAGGATTAGTATATCCTGAAACACATCCGTTAGCATCTGGTGAAATTACTATTAAATTATTGACTGCAAAAGAAGAAGATATTTTAACTTCTACAAACTTAATTCGTAAAGGAATTGTTTTGGATAAGTTATTAGAATCTATAATTGTAGATAATAATATTAAAATGGATGATTTAGTAATTGGTGATAAAAACGCAATATTAGTTGCAAGTAGAGTATTAGCATATGGTCCTGAATACGATGTAGTAATTAACGACCCTATTGAAAATGAACCAGTAAATGTTAAAGTTGACATTTCTAAATTAAGTATTAAAGAAGTAGATGAATCAATATTAAATAGAAATAATGAATATGATTTTTTACTTCCAAAAACAAAAGTTGCAATTAAATTTAAATTGTTAACACATGCTGACGAAATGGCAATTCAAAAAGATACAGAAGCAAGTGAAAAAATATCAAAACAACCAAATGAAATTACATCTAGATATAGAAGAATTATTATAGAGGTGGATGGTAATAGAGATTTGGGTCATATCAGTAATTTTGTTATGAATCAATTACAGGCAGCAGATTCTAAAGCACTTAGAAAATATATAAATGAAATAACTCCGGATGTAGATTTTACATTTGAATATGTATCACCTTTTACCGGCGAAAAGGAGGCGTTAAAAGTACCAATTGGGGTAGACTTTTTTTACCCTGCCGACTAATTATTCACAATTCTTACACAAAAAGATATTTAGTTTAATATACAACTCCAATGGTGGATTTACTTGGCATGATGTGTATTATATGCCCGTGCGTTTAAGAGAATTTTATTGGAACGAATTAATAGAATCAAAAGAAACGGAGAGAGGTATTGCAGAAAATGTAAATAAACCTCCTAACAAATCCACTCCAACAAGTAAAACAATAAGGAGATAAAACGGATAAAATGATATTTATATAATGTAAAGTAATATAAACACTATGGCCAAAAGACGACCAAAAAATAATAATGTAAAAAACTCACGAATATCAAATTATGTTCCAGGAGAATCAAATGATTTAGCGTCCTCAATAAATAGGTTGATTCAGGTATTAGAAGATAATAGTAGAAAACCTAATGGTGGTGGAAATAAAGAAGAAAAAGATTCAGCAGCTGCATCCAGAAGTAAAAAAATGTTTAACAAATTGGGACTGGGTAAAGTTACTGATTTAGCAGAAACCTTTCTACCAAAAAGTGTAGTTAAAAAATTTCATAATTCGGTTGGTGAAAAAATGTTTGGTAAAGGTGCATTAAACAAAGGTGCAAAAGGCCTTTCATCTTTGGGTGGTAATTTATTAAGAATCGCAGGCCCCGCAGCTGCACTTGGTGGCCTTGCAAAAATGGCTTATGATTTTTGGAATAGTGGTGGTGCAGCAAAGGCATTATCTACAATGAAAATGATGTCCGGTAATAAAATGTTAGGAGCAGGTGGTATAGCCGAAATGTCCAAATCTTTAGAAGGTACTGAAGCATTTAGAAAAATTGACGCAGAATTTTTATATAAGAAACCTTTGGAATTAAAACAACAATTACAACAAGATGTTTTTAATTATGAGAAGCAAGGTGCAATGGAAATGCTTCAATATAATCAAAGTTTAGTAAAAGACCAAATTGAGTATGAAATTGGATTGAAAAAAGATGCATTGGTATTCGGTCAACAACAAGCAATGCAAACTTTGGATGCGGAGAATGAAAAAAGAAGTGCATTACAACAAATGGGACTTAGATTTATAACGAAATATCAAAAAATATCAGAAAGAGCTCTTAAAGCAGTGGGTAGTTCTTCTCAAGAGATTGCAACGGCAATGGGAAAATTCCAAACTGCGTTCGGATATGGTGCAAAATCAATGACCAAAATAACAGAACAAGCAGCTGCCCTTTCTAAATATTTTGGAGGGTCTACTGATGATGTTTTGAATATGACAAAGTTATTCAAAATTGGTGCAAAAATATCCGGTGAAATGGCATCTAATTTAATAGGTGGACTCGGTGTATTTGCAGAAAAAAATGGGTTAATAGCGTCTACACTTTTTGGTGAAATATCAAACGCTGCAGAAGAAATTGCAAAGTTTGCTGATATGAATTACAACAATTTAGTAAGGGAAGCTGGAATACTTAGTAAAATGTCAGTTTCATATAAAGAAATGTTAGGAGCAACTGACTCAATGGTGTTAAATTATAAAGATAGTATAAAATCTGAAATGAGTTTATCGGCAATGTTGGGCCGTAATGTAAATCTTTCAGAAGTAAGAGCTAGATTAATGGCCAATGATAGTGTCGGTGCTGCAAATGCATTAAAATCATCATTGGGTGGTATGGATATAAATGCAATGAATGCATTCCAAAGACAGGCATTGGCACAGGCAACAGGTATGAGTACAACCGCATTGATGGCACTACTACAAGGCAGTGGAGGAAGCATGAGTGGTGAATTATCAGCAAATGCAGAAGCTGGCAAACAAATAGCCGACCAAATGTTAAAAACCGAAGTTGCAAATGCAGGAAGAAAATTGGGATTAGAGCAAGCACAGAGATTAGAATTGTTAAAATTTGAACAAAAACAAAGATTAGTAATGCTAATGGCTGAACAGCAACAAAGACTGGCAGGAATTCAATTAGAAGCAGCATATAGAGCAAAGTGGTCATTATACTATGAGAAACAAAATATAAAGGATTTAGCTGCAGCTGAGGCTATGGTTGAAGCAGCAACAAGTGTCTTTGCAGCGGGTAACCTAAAACAACAAATGTCAGGAGCATTTGCAGCAAGTGGTGTGACAATGAAGGGGGCAGACCAACAAAATATTATAGGTGATTACCAAAAATTGGTAAAAGCTGGGTATATTAAAGATGACCAATTAGCCGAAGTTATGAAAAAAATGATGGATGCCAAAGACCCAACATCTGTATTAGACCAGTATGGATTAAAAGATTATAAAGAAAAAGTAGATAAAGAAATTGGTGCACAAAAAATTAAATTAGCCTCGTTCCAAAAACTTATAACAATGTATTCCAAATCATCTAGTGAGGAATATTTGGCGTATGAAGCAAAAGTAAAAAAGTCTTTTCCAAAAACATTTGAGCAATTTCAAGCTTCAGGAGGTGCACGATATATGAATGAAAATACTGCTTTTATGAAAAATTTAAGAGATATGGTAGGTTCAGTATCAATATCGGCCCCTGCAGGAACGGCAAAAGAAACTGCAAATTTGACAACTGCAGTTTCAACACTTAATACAACAATGAATGCAACTATACCTACTAATTTAGAAAAAACAACAGTTGCAGTTGCAGCAGGAACTAAACAGGCAAAAGATGATTCGTTCAATTTGAAAAATGTATTACAACAAATATTTCAAGCGGAAGCAAATGGATATACGAAATTATTAAGACAAGGTGAAGTTACAAATGAATTATTAAGTAATGTAATTGATGCAACACTACAAGGTAAAAATATTACTATGGATAGTACTAGAGTAAATAAAGCTTTACAAAAAGTAAAAAATAATCAATACGGATTGGGTAGTACTGTACAAACTACAACAGGTGTTACTGGATACGCATCATCAATAATAGCCGGATAATACTATAAATTGTATTAAAAGATATTTATATAAAATTGATTCTAATAAATGCAAACAATACAAGACCTTTTTAAGCAAAGAAGCAAAGAAATATACAGTAAAGATAATATTCGTATAGAGAGTAAAGGTATTCTTAATCCACCAAGAGGTATTGCATTACTTGCAGCATCTCCAAATCCAATAGCAGATTTAGTGGGTGGATTAATAGCAGGAAATAATGGTGGTGGTTCGGCAAATAGACCATCCGATACAATTTTTCGTAGTTTATCTCCACTTGCAAAACCGGTTTCACTATTGGCTCCAACCGCAGCATTACTTAGAGATTCCATAAAATCAGGAAGAGCTTATGTTGTAAAAACTTCACCAAATCCTTCTAATGAATTATTAAATATATTTGGAGGTGGTCAATCAACCGAAGGTATAGTAGCTAGTGGGATAAAACAATTTGGAAGTGTAGGTGCAATTAAAGAATTAGCCAGTTCATTAAAAATTCCAAAAAATGAAAGTTATCATCCAAGATTTGGTAAAAATAAAGCCGGAAAAACCAAAGGAGCAGAAATAAAGAATAGTGAGTATAAAACAGTTCATCAGTTGGATATAGATGGTGAAGAACGTAAAGGATTATTTGCAGGCAAATCAGTAAAATTAAGAACATTTAAAGAAAAAGCAGGTTGGTCAGGAGCAAATAAGTATATATTAGAAGAGGAAAAATTTGCAAATGAAAGTGGTTTAAATAAAGCTATAAATGAAAATAGAGATGTAAATCAAGTATGGGTTACATTCAAAAAATATGGTAATAACGAAATAGTTCCATTTGCAGGTGCAATATCTGGATTAAGTGAAGATGTTACAACGGAGTGGAGTGATGTTAAATATATTGGTTCACCATTTAAAACATATAGATATGGTGGTGTTGAAAGAAGCTTAAAATTTAATTTAAAAGTATACTATTATACGGTTACACAAAAAGAAAAAATGATTAAAAAAATAAATTATTTAAAATCATTGGCATTTCCATATGAAGAAGTTTCAACAATGTCTTATACCGAAGCAAATAGTACAATATATAATCAATATGCATTTTCTCCAAATTTATTTTACTTATCAATTGGTGATATGTATAAAAATGTTTTTGGTTTTGTAGAAAATATATCTTTTGTAGTAGATGATAATACTATATGGCCAAATGCCGATGTTAATGGTAATCAAGAAGGATTACATCCCGCGTTAAAAATAGTTGGATTGGAAAATGATAATCATTTATATCCATCAGTTATAGATGTATCTATTAGTATGAAAATAATAGAAAATCATAAAATAGAAAAAGGAACTGGTGGAATAACAAAATATAAATATGATTTTGATGGAATAACAAATAGTAACGAATATAATTCAGCTTATCCAATTTCAACACCATTTGTTATAGGTGAAACAAAACAATAAAAATGCCAAATAGATATCAATACGCAAATAATTTAAATTCAAAAGACACTAAAAAAAGATATTTAGGAAGTGTCATTTATCCAAGAATAAAACCAACGGATAATGATTTATATATAATATCCGAAGAAAGTGATAGATTGGATTTATTATCTTACAAATATTATAATGATATAAGTTTATGGTGGGTAATTGCAATTGCAAATAATTTAAATCAAGCATCTTTACATATTGAACCAGGTACTCAAATGAGAATACCATCAAATCTATCTGCGATATTAAATGAGTTTGAAAAAATAAATAAATAAGTTATGGAATTCCCATTTTTAGACCAATTAAAACCTTGGATAAAAAACAAATTTGATTACAGAAAAAATAATAAAGAACAATTAAATTTATTATCACCATTTGTAATATTATCATCCCCTGCAATAGTAACAAATCAACCTAATAATTCGGATGATATAGCTAAAATGTATTCATCAGGAAACTATCCAGCATCGGCATATAAAGGATGTGTTATATCAAATTCTACAAATGATAGTGATAGAACCTATGAAAAAAGTTTTAGTACAATAGGTAGAGATTTAGATGGTAATACTATTGTTGTCCCAGGTGAAAAAAACAGAAGAGTATCACCTCCCATTATACTTTCATTAGAAATAGATTCATTAAATGGTAACAATACTTTAAAAACGGCAAATTTAGAAATAAAAGTTTTTACATTAAAACAATTGGAAATGTTTGAACTTTTCTTTTTAAGACCTGGAATGAATGTTGTATTAGAATATGGCCATAATAGTGATATTAGAAAACCAAATACACCTCTTTGGGCAGGTTCTTTATGGTCTGGTAAAACAACAATAGATAAATATTTATTTGCAAAAAAATCACACACAAATTTTATAAAGGACTTTTTTGAAATTTATTCACAAAAAAATAAAACAACTAAAAAGGATTATATTGGAATTTTAGCAGAAACAAATGGTGATTATGATTTTATGGCCGGTAGAACTACAAATTTTTCATACACAATAGAATCCGATGGTTCATACAATGTAAAAATGGAAATATCTGCAGGAAATGAATTACAATTATGGACACCAATTAAACAGGGAAAATTATATGCCATTACTAGTACAAAAAAAGCACCAGTAACCGATGATTATAAAAGTTGGGTAGCAAAATTAGTTAGTGATTTTAATCTTCCAGTAGATATCTTAACGAATAAATTAAATAAAAATCAATGGTATGAAGATTTTTTTAATTGGGGATTAATTAATAACGATGCAAAAGATGAAACGTATAGTAAAACACCATATATTTCATTTAGATTGATACTACATTTATTGAATAATTTAGACTTATTTTTAACTAAAAAAGAAGTTCTAAATACAGACCAATATTATTATTTAAAAGATGAAAATGACAAAAATTCAGAAAAAATAGATATAATTCCTGTAAATTCTAGCAAATATTTAATTTCATCAAATGATTCTTTATTATTTCCTGGAGAGATACCTTCAATAGAAATATCCAAAGAGAAAAAAAATGTAATATACATAAACGAAAAAAAGAACTTAGAATGTAAAATAGGTGAAAAGAACAAATATCAATTTAATGTAACTAATGAAGAAGAAACTGAAAAAACACCAGCATTATTTACAATATATAATAGAAAGAATAAGGACAACGAACGAAGGATATATAAAAATGTTGGAAATTTATTAAATGTTTTTATAAGTTATGATTCTTTTTTAGACTCATATAATAAATCATATACTAAAGCTGATGTAATAAATTCAATATTATCATTGATAAGTGCCAATATGTATGGTATGTCTTATTTAAGATTACAAAAAGCATTAGATAAAGAAGGTGACAATAATTTAATAATAGTTGATGAAAAATTAAAAATTGAAAACCCCGTCCCACAAAAAAAAGAAAAAGAAAACATATATAGATTAAACATAGGTGCATCTGGTTCAATTATTGAAAATTTTGAATTTAAATTAGAATTAGATAACTTGATGCAAGCACAGGCTTTATATAATAGTAGATTTATATTAAATTCTAATAAAAATGGAAATAAAAATGATAATACTAAAGAAATTGTAGATTTAAGAACAAAATATGCAAATATAGACTATTCATATGCAAAAAATGCAGATGGATATTATTCATTAAATCCAATACTTGCAAAAGAAGTAGACGAAGCTTCAGAAATTAATGATTCTAATAAGGCCACTACAATAACACCCGTTACTAAAACAAAAGCTGAACAGGAAAAGGATAAATTAGCTGCAGAAAAACAGGCCCAAAAAGAAATAAAAAATACAGAAGAAGCTCTTAAAAAAAATATTGTTAGATTTAAAATGAATAGTAATGGTAAAACAGAACAAAAAAATAATTTAATATACAAAGATTCATCATTAATACAAGCAAAAATACCAAAAGCACCAACTGGTACGATTGGTTTAACATTTTTAGAAGCAACAATAACAATGGATGGTATTGCCGGAATAAGTTGTGGTGAATATTTTTTAATTGATGGTGTACCTGAAATTTATAATCAAAAGGGATATTTTCAAGTATTAAATGTAAAACATAGTATTAAAGAAAATAGATGGACAACAATATTAGAGATAGCGTATAGATTCACATTTGAATAAAAATGATATGTATAGTGATTTAGTAAAAAATAAAACATTTCCTCCATTGGATATACCACAGACAATAGTACCAATACCATCAGCTGATAATTATGATACGGGTGTGATTACAAGATATTTTATTCAAAAAGCAAATGACCCAAATGGTTTTGTTTTTGAAGTAAATTTTGATATTTTTCAAAGATTACAAGACAATCCATACTGGATAACAGACGATATGCCTTGGAGAATCACCGGCCCAAAAGAAAAAATATATAATGGTATTGGTGAATTATTGGATAGTGGGGTAATAGAATCAAACAAATCTTCAATTTCTATGACATCTTTTAAAATAAAAAACATAGGTTTATATTTACCAAACTTACTTCAATTTTATAAATGATAAAAATCATATAAAAATTTGGTAATTAAAATAATTTTCACTATATTTAATTATATAAAACAAATTAGTTATGAAAGAATACAAACACTTATCCTTTGAGGAAAGACAACAAATGACCTTTGATTGGAGATATAGAGGTTGGACAGTTTTAGAATTATTAACCGAACAAGAGGTTGATGAATTAAACGAAGAATTAGATAGATTAAGATTGGAAAGAAATACAAACGAACCTGAAAAATGGCAAGAGTTTGAACCAATCATGCACCCACACAAAGTTTCTGAAAAAGTTGAAAAAATGTTTTCACATCCAAAAATTGTGGAAGCATGTGAATTTCTAATGGAAGGTAATATAGTCGGAATGCAAACTTGGGGTTATTATAAACCAAAAGGTGAATTAGGTAGAGACCAACATCAAAACGCATTTTATACAGGATGTGGACATAATGAAATTATTAACACTGCATTAGCATTAGATAATCACGACCCTGAAAATGGAGCAGTTTGGAATTATGAAGGTTCACATAGATTACCTATATTACCAATTGAAGATAATGAGGAAAGAAAGAAAACAAATACAGGTAACTGGAGAAGTGAGAGAGGTAAGAGTTGTGTAATGCCAGAAGGACATGATTTCAAAAAGATTGAAGGATATTTAAGAAAAGGACAAGTTGCATTATTACACTCACATGTTGTACATGGTAGTGAACCAAATAGAGATACTACAAGAATGAGAAGAAACTTCTTATGTGGGTATTTAAAGAAGGGTGCATATTTCAATCCAGGAAATCAAATGAAAAGAGAACCAATCGACATCTATGAGATGAAACAAAAGCATTGGGGAGAATAAATTTTGTAAATCAAAATATTTTTAGTATATTAGTAGGGTATGAATCTAATTGAAGATAAACATACCCTACTTTTGTTTTTAAAGGGTAATGTAAATATTGACCTTATCATTCCTGTATGGAGTTCTCATAGAGCACATCCGTTGGGAAATCGTTTATCGTTTATTTATTATAGACAAAGTGACGGAAGTGATGGAATAATTAATTTGAATCACATAGATGCAAAGAAATTAGACAAGTTTGATATATCCAAAATAGTCCATGTAAATACATTAGTTTTAGACAATAGGTATTTAAACACCATAGGATTGGATTATGAGTGGGTTTACTTTGAAGAGAATGGGAAACCATTTATCTTTAATGAGGTCGTAGAATCGGTTTATAGGGGGTATAGAAACGACTTTAAAGAGTTAAATGATTGTGTACCTTTAATGAAATGGTATGAAATCTTAAAGACAATCCCAAATATCAGTACAAGAAACGAATGGAATAGAAAATATACATCAGCAATCCAAACATTGGGAAGGTTGGAAGGGGCTGGGGTAAAGGTCGTTAGAGAAAAATTTATTGATAGTTTTAACTTCAACGAGCAATATCTGCGAAAGAATGATATCGTCTACACACAATATAACCCATACACTACGACGGGAAGGCCATCCAATAGACATCTTAACGTAAACTACTCTGCTTTAAACAAAAGTGATGGAACGAGAGAAATGTTTATAAGTCGTCATCCACATGGTACATTGATTCAATTTGACTATGAGTCTTATCACATTCGTTTGATTGCGAAAATGGTTGGGTATGAGTTTCCAACGGGTACAACGGCTCACCAACACCTTGCAAACCTTTATGGGTGCGATATAGAGACAGCAAAGAAAATAACCTTTACATACCTTTATGGGGGATTAGATGAGAATGCACGAGAAATTCCATTCTTTCAATTGGTAGATAAATACATTAAGAAATTATATCAATCGTTCGTCATTTCGGGAAAACTTACGACACTCTTATATAAAAGAGAAATACCATTTGATAGAATTGAGAGTGCAAACGAACAAAAGGTATTCAACTACTTACTACAATCGTTAGAGACTGAAATCAATTATATGAAGATTGGTGAGGTCATGGAGTATTTGAGTGGGAAAATGTCAAAAATGATACTTTATACCTATGATGCCTTTCTTATAGACACTCATCCTATTGAAAGAGAAAATCTTTTAAACGACATTAGAGAGATAATGGAGAAAGGCGGTTTCCCGGTTAAAGTTGAAGAAGGAGAGAATTATAACAATTTAGAGGTTATAAGTTAAAATTTTATATTTATATCATATAATTATATCCAATTAATAGACAATAATATGCGTTTAATAAACCTCATTCCATTACAAGAGATTGATTTTCCATCTCAGGCAGCATTTGACACTTATAGTAAAAATCATAAATTAAGACCTGATACAAAGGTAGTAGTTGCAGGTAGAGTAACAACTGCAGGTAGAGCATCTAAAGTTGGTGGAACATCCGTTTTTGGTAATGATGATAAACTAAAAAAATATGGTGATAATGCGTTTAATCAAATGATGGCCGATAAGGATAAAAAAGAACCTAAAAGAGTATCTTTATCCGATGAACTGGACAACATAAAAGATTTAACCGATAATAATGACCACAATGGTGCAGTTATGGCCTTAGCAAAAATGATGGGAGATAAATCATCTACGGCTGAAATGCAAAAAATTCAAAAATATCACAATTCAAAAGGCCATATGCCACAATCTTTAATTAAATATA